AGAATTTTCACAGTGTGACCTCTATACGACGTAGCGGCTAATTTGCGGCTCGATGTTACAGATCACCGTACCGTGCCAGCCCGACAGTTTATTTTTGGATACCGTAATATACCGAGTATTGTCTGGCTCTGTATTCTCGACATCACCAGCATCAAGACGCCCAATACCAATTATCAGATCCGCTTCTGCGGCTTTACCGATCTTACTACCTTCCATCATAGTATACGTCAGTCGAGACTTGCCATCAGCGTCAGCGGATGCCTGACTAACACCAATTATCGCGCACTCACATTTTTTTGCCAGTTCACGCAGTCGGTTATACAGAGCCCGTAGACGTTCATGGCCAGCATTATATTGACCGTCAATCTGCACCTTATCCGCCTGATCGATGACCACCACGTCCGCTCGCTGTTTAAGGATAAAAGACTCGATCTTTCCGAGATCCCACTCCTGCACATCCTGCATCACGAGGTTATTTTCAATCGTTCGGAAAGACTCGATAGCAGGGCGGGGGTCTAACGCAATTTCCTCGCGAGTGCGGCCTGTCCATGCTTGGTACGCTCTCAGCATCGTGCGGCGCGTGGCCTCCTCATTGCCGAGGTAAACCACCTTAGCGCCCTGATCAGCAAACCCGCCGGGTCCGGCCATCAGCGATACGAGGAAAGCGGTCTTACCGGTCTCAGGAGTAGCGAAAACAATACCGAACTCAGCAGGGCCGATGCCGTATATCTGACGGCTGAGGGTTGCAATATTGAACTCCCACCTAGACTCGTCCCCCGTGATAGCCAGCAGTTCTTCTAAATCAGTGGTTGTTGGTTCGCCAAAATCATCCGGCAGGTAACTCTCTGCCGTTTCATCCACCATCCGCTGGATACGTCGCATGGCCTCGTCGTTGCCCTCACTGACCTCCAGCCCAAGGTTGGCGATTTGACGCCCGATCTCACGACGCCAAAGGTGACTGATCAAATCCGATGCTACATCGTCGGATGGGGCGGTAGCGGAATCGATATCCTCGACCAACTCCTGCATCGTCTCGGTGTCGGCACGGGTGGCTACCGGATTGTCCCGCTGCCACAGCATCAGAAGTTCGTCGGGGGTTATTTCGTGGCCGTACTGCTCATGCGCTTTGGCAAGCGTCTGATATAAGTCCCGGTAATCGTCCCCAAACAACTTTGCGCCTAAACGGTTAGCGTTTGCGCTAAAAAACTCTTTGCGTAATAAGGCTTTTAAAATTTTCTGGTCCATTGCTAATGTCGCTCCGTCTATCGTTCAAAGTGTGCATAGTGATACCACGGCGGCCAAAAAAAGAAAAGCCCCGCATTAAAAAATACGAGGCTTTTTACTCTTAACTACCTGATTGGTATGGTTTTATAGAATACTATCTTTTATTTGTTCCGTGGTCATATTTTTACAGTCCCTGTCTAAAAGGCGCACACTGCAAGGTACAACTCCCTGAAACATTCTCTGGACAGACAATGACTTTCTGCTAGCATCCTTATCTAAGGCTATAATTATCTTAGAAAATTTCTTAAGTTGCCTCTTCTGTACGGGGCTCACATTGGTGCCCATAAGAGCAGCACCTACATACCCTTTAGCCCTAGAGACTGCACAAGCGCTGGGGGCATCCTCTACCACCACGGCTATGTCCCCAGTTCCTACAGTAAGCAAACCTGATGTGTCACCGTACGCTTTCCATTTGGGGATTTTTTGGCTAAGTGACCTACCCACTGCCCCAGACCGATCAGGCATGAAGAACAACACCCGGTCTTCCGCAGGGGCGTAAGTACAATAAACGTCACCTTTTTCGTACGCTTCATGACTACCGTTGCTTTCAAGGTACTCCAACACATGACTGTGGTGAGAGGGGTCGGACATCAGGTCCGGCAGCGGTAACGTAGATCGTCTTCGGTAATCTTTTTCTTTGTCCAGCCGACCTCTGATTTGATCTGTAGTACGCCCTACATCTTTTGCCCCCTTGGCAGGGCAAGATGCTTTGTAGCAGTGCCATAACAGTTTTCCATCGACGTTAGAGATACTAAGCGTTTTACTTCCGGAACAAAACGGGCAGTCCACTCGACTGTGGCCTCCTGATCGGAGGTTTATCTGCGATAAAACATCAAGTTGTTCACGATAGGTAAACACAGGTTAACCCTCAAAATCACCGCCGGAAAGAATAAACATAGCAATAGCAACTACAGCATATACGGGCCAGCCTACGGACAGGATGATAACCGGCTTAATACTGCCATCTGTAGTCTCTGTTTGCAGCATTATCCAGCAAGCGCCCAAGGCGTAAAGAGTTAACGCTACGCTAGCCCACACTACTCTTCCCCCGGACTAAAGTATTCTTCATAATGCGCTGCAGTCCACTTTACCATCTCTTCAGCAAATGCTGCGTCGTTGGATGCACGGAGAAAAAACCCTACTACCAGTAACTCTACCGCATTTAAAGAACGGGTTTCGTCTTGGGTAGGTACGGATAGATCTAGTGATCCGTCGGCTGTGACTTCTAAAGTTAAGTTAGATGATTGATCAGACATGAGTCCTCCTAAAGTTTGATCTCGTACAGACTAGCACGGATTTGGGTAAAAGCAAACATGCTTAAAGTACGGCTGACTTCTTAGTACTTATGTATACATAATATATTACGGTTATATATACGTTTTATTTAATAGTTATATTATTAATTATATTTCCTACGGTTCGTTAACCGAAGAGTTTAACTCATAAATCATAGTCTGACAAGACTTAATTTCGTAATATCTAGTTTGACTTGGGCCGATACCGTATGTACGATCGAACAGTCCAAAGCAAACAGGATAGAAAGATGACTAAATTTGTAGAACAACGCAAAGACACTAAAGGCCGTTCGTACTGGGTGTTTAACCCTAAGAGATACGTCCGTGATGCAGTCGATGCTGGTTACAAGCGTTTCCGTACTCAAGACGAAGCGGTAGCGCATAGTGAGGGTATCTGCAAACTGTATGAGGACCACAAGGCCCGTACAGAGAGCGCACGACGTATCGAGGAGGACACCGTCGATGGGCTGGTAGCGTTCTACCGATCGACCTATGAGTACGGCAAACTGTCGGACAACTCGGTGAAGTTCTACGACCTTATGATCCGTACAGCCTGTGAGATGCGGGTGGGGTCATCCCCGGTACCGTTCGGGGAGATGCTGTCTCGTAACGTCACCCCGACACACGCGGACCGTATGCACCGTCAGCTGGCGCGGGACTACAGCAACCACCGAGCGGTTCATGCGCTTAAAGTGCTGCGTAAGATTTGGTATGTTGGAAAGCGTCACGGTTTAGTGCAATCAAACCCCTTTGAGCGTATGGGTATCCGTGGACTCGACGACCGGGTGGTATTGTGGGAGCCGGAGCAGGTAAAGCAGTTTATTGATAAGGCGGACAGTATGGGCTTTGAGTCTATCGGAACACTTGCTCTGCTATGTTACGACCTTTGTCAGCGCCCGTCAGACATGAGAGTTCTGGTGTGGTCTGATTTAAAAGAGGGTGTATTCCGCTTTACCCAACAGAAAACTGACACAAAAGTAGAAATTCCAGCCTCTGAGCGTCTTTTAGATAGGCTTAGAGCATACCCTCAGCATAGTGACTACATCGTTATCTGTGAGGCTACAGGACGCCCGTACGACCGCCGTTTGTACAACAAGCGGGTAGCCCGTATTCGGCAAGCAGCTGGTCTGTGGACGAAGCCGAAAAGCTTTCTGAAATAGAGCAGATTCTGCACTACGTTAAACAAATGCCGGTCCACTGGACCCCATTCGCGCATACGTCGATTACGCTGCACGTTACAGCACCGATCTTCGTAGCACGGCAACTAGGTAAACATCAGGTTGGACTGGTTTGGAACGAGATCAGCCGGAGATATGTAGACCAATCCCCTGAGTTATATCGCCCCCTTGGTTGGCGTAAGCGGGCCGAGAGTGTGAAGCAGGGCAGCAGTGACGAACTGGTGGATCTCAATGACTTCTACGCTGATGGTGTGACTATACCGGAAGAGGACGCTGGCACGGAGATACAGCATGAGCATCCGTCCCTTGCGGAGACATTGGATGCGTACCTGTACAA